CCACTCCTATACCCATGCTTTATAGCATCTCTTCTTATCTTATGAGGAGACATTTATGCTACCTTTAGACTTACGTACTGAACCATCTTAGGTTCTTTTGCTTGAGACATTTGTGCAGGTAGCTCCTTGAGTGTCTCCCAACAAGCCTGTCTATAGGAACAGAAGTTACAGTTTCTATTCAGCACCATGTTTCCTGTAGGCTTTCCTCTAAATGTCTCAGGTTCAGGTTCAAAACATCTGACCAACTCTTTTGATTCAGTTGCCTTGACATTCTTTTTTATTTTATCAAGTTCCTTATCCATATCAATGTGAGCACGAACATACTTGAACAGACCATTGGCTTTATTAAGTACCCACCAACCACCTGCCTTTTTACCTAGTGCTTTAGCATATCCTGCTAGTTGTCCAACATAGCCAAAACTATCTCCTGAATGTAAAGATTCATAAGAATCAAACTTATACTTGTATGACCAATCAGATGCAGATTTAATATCATCTACTGCATCATTCATAACTAAATCATAAGAGCCTGATATCTTAGTGTCTTTATCAAGGTCAAGTGTTACAGTGTCACTGTTTTCAAACTTAACATTAGCTTCTCTTAGTACTGCCTTAAATACTGCTTCAACTATGTCTCCAATCATCATGTTCATCACAAAGGTAGTAGGTTTAGGTAACGCAGTCTCAGGTCTATTCTTCTCAAACCAAAGTTGGCAAGAAGGTCTACCTATATTAGACATACGTAACCTAAACTTATCTTCTCTCTTCGTGTTGAACTGACGATTCAATGCATCTTTAATGTCTGTTGCCACTTGCTCTATATTCTCTTGGCTCATAGCAGACTTGCCACTTGTAGCATTTTCAAGATACTGATGAATCATCATTTCAGCAGGATGGTTCACTAGGCTACCTCTTCCTCAACATCAACATCAATGAAATCATCAACAATGTCTTTGTCTTCTTGGCTTACAGGAGCTTTAGCTTTCATATCCCATTCATTAAATATATAACTATTGTAGTTATCTATCCATGCCATGAAGTTAATGAAAGTGTTTTGGTCTTCATCTGTTACTTGAACAGTCTTCTGTAAGTCTAAGGAATAGTTAGGTAAGTAAAACTTAGCACCACTAGGCAATGACCTCTCTTCACTGTTTAACTGAATGTAATGCTGAACAGGTAATCTTTTAGTTTGATTAAACTTATTAAAAGGTTCTCCCATTGTCTTGAAAGCATCACGATTATCAATCTCCCATATGAATGGAGTCCTATCGTCTAGAGATACTTTATCTCCCTTCTCGTCTTTAGCATTAGGCATATCAATAAGACCAAAGATTACTCTAACCCTCTTAATCTGCTTAATAACTTCCTGTGTAGCCACAGGCAATGCCTTAAAGTCTTTGATATATCCTGATGGCTTACCACAGTTAAAGCTACCCTGATTATCTTTTAAGTCATTGTTTAGGTTGTCTGCCATAAGTGTCTTGTGATAAACACCCATAGGTTCACCCTTCTTAGCAGACATATTCTTAACAAACCTCTTATACATAAACCTCTGTACAAAGGGTCTGATTTCAGCAGTTGGAGCATACACAACAGGCATATCAGGTCGTTCTAGTTTAAATGAACCACCCTTAACGACTACTGCTTCTACACTTTCATCTCCAACCTTCTTCATGCCCATAATATTATTATGATGCAATCTCATTCTTGGTAGAGGATTAGCCTTGCTCGTATCAGATGAGCCTGTTTCCCCTGCAATACCCATAGCTTTTGCCATCTCTGCATAATTATTGGTATCTATCGTAGTTATTTCATTAACCATATGTTTCCTTTCTATCAAAGTTTGTAAGTTATATCACATAACGTCTTTCGTGTCAAGCCAATTATTACCTATTTTTGCTTCTAATAATAATGGTACATTGAACTCTAATGCAAACGCACTATTTATTAAACTAATCATTTTACTATTAACTAATTTAATAACGTGGATTACTTTTTGTATCTCATTAGGATGTATGTCTATAACTATAGAATCATGCACACTATTGACAATACAAGACTTTAGATTGACTAATTCATTCTCTATGTTTACTAGTATAAGAGGAACTATATCAGCAGTAGCAAATGATTGCACAGGATAGTTCTTTATCTGTGTAAAGTGAGACACCTTACCATAAGAGTTTCTTCTAACATCAGGGAATGAGAACTGTCTACCTGATGGTGTAGTTATCTTACTAGTGCTTATAGCTTCTTTAGCCAACTTGGAGTGCCATAATGCGATTCCCTCGTACTTTTCCGTGAAGTGCTTATAATATGTAGCCTGAGCAGGTGTCCTTCCAAACCCTGTTGCTCCGTAGAGGGGTGCAAAGGTATGAGCTTTTGCTTCTTGGCGAGATATCTTCTCACCTGCATCAGTAATAACACTAGCAGTATAACTATGAACGTCAAAACCATCTTCTATCTCCTTCATTGCAGTTTTATCTTGTGATAAGTATGCTGATACTCTGAACTCTAATTGTGCAAAGTCAGCTTCAAGTATCTGTCCACCCTCCCAACGAGATACAAACACTTTCTTAACAGGGAATGTACCACCTCTAGGCATATTCTGCATATTAGGGTCAGCACCACTGAATCTACCTGTTGCAGTCCTATGTTGTAGCAATCTTACATGAAGTTTACCATCAGGTTTAGTGTGTGTAGTAATACCCTCAACAAAAGATGACAGATATGTGTCTAAAGCTGATAGTCTTTGTAAGTCAGACAAGAAGTTGACTGCTTCCTGTAAGTTATTCTTCCTAGCAATGCCCTGTAGTGTAGCTAGATTAGTTTTATTAACTGTAAATCCATTAGCACTAACCCATTTAGCAGTAGGAGCAGTAAACTTTAGTCCTGCTACCACTTTCGTAGGTACAAATAAGTAGCCAACAGAATTACAATAATCACATTTGTTGGGTTTAGCATAAGGTATTCCATTTTTCCTAACCTTTCTTACGTAACCTGTGCCTAAACAACCTGCACATTTCTGTGCTTCTGTCTTGTACACAATATCTGATTTATATTTAACATTCTTTTTGTATTCAGTAACATCCATATATGGTGAGAATGTATTTGCCCATTCAAGTTTATCTTTAGGCTTTCTACTGTATATAACCCAAGACATCTGTTCAGGACTATTGAGATTAATACGTGTATCTCCCATTAGTTGTCTTACTTGTATGTTTAATCGTTTCTCTGTATCTGCTTTCTCTTTCTCAAACTCTTCTCTAACTTCATTTAGTTTGTTTACATCAACAGTAAAACCATTCTGATATATCCTAGCTAATGTAACAGACACACGATTAGTTAGTACAACTGTATTCATTAATCCTGCATACTCTACTGTATTTAGTTTCTTGTATATAACATCTGATAACTCTTGTGTTGCTTTTAAGTCAGCAGATAAGTAGTCAGACAACTCTTGCTTTGGTATCTCATCAATAGGTACTTTATTCTTAAAGTATTCTTTCATAGTTTCTTGTTTCTTAGTAGCCAACTCATACCTATTGGCACAGGCTTCAAGTGATAAAGGTTGTTTGTTACCTCTCTGTATAACATACTCGCCTAACATAGTATCAAACACTGCTCCATCATACTTTAATCCACATTCCCATAGCCACAGTAAATCATGCACTATGTTATGTCCTATAAGTATAGTTGCTTCATCCAATAACTCTTGTACTCCATCAAAGTTATCTCTGAATAAATATTCCTTGCCACTATCAGTTAGACAACCAACCATTACCAATCTATTGTTAGATTCAAATGGGTCAAGATGTAGCTTACCATCTCTATGTGTAACTGTATTCTCTACATCAAGTGTCAGTTTCATTTAATCTCTCCTTATGTTCAGTGAGATATATAACAGCTTTTTTAAGTCTTGTCAAGCTATCAGAAAATCCACCTAAACCAACATTACAATGATGACATAACCAACCTCTAAAAGATAAAGAATCATGGCAATGGTCTAACACCCAACTTTGTAATCTAGGTTGACCATATTTACCTATCTCTTTAATATTTCTTTCGCATATAGGACAACAGTAATTCTCATCAGGGTATGGATTGTGCTTCTTTAGTTGTTTAACTAGAGAAGATTGATTACGCATACAAGTTCTACAAGTTCTTTTTATTTCAGTTTGTTTGTTTTCATCTCCTGAACTTGCGTATTTCATAGCATTGAATTGGTCTATTGGTTGTTCTATGTCACACTTAATACAAACTAAAGTATCACTAGGTTCAACTACAGGTTTCTCAAAACCAAATAAGTCTTTCTGCATTACTGATACCTAGCAGTCACATAATCCAATTCACAATGTTCAACACCATGCCATCCTGATAACTTATTCTTGACTATATTTAAATGTCTAGCAGGACTTTCTTCTTCCCCACCATCAGGATTCTTAACTGTATCTTTAGCTATGAGAATCATCAAATCTGCTTCGGCAGCCTTACCTGTACGACTACCTTCCATCATAGCCTGATTAAGATATATCTTACCCTCTGCTTCAGCAGATAACTGCGACATATAAAAGATAGCACACTCGTGTTGTTTAGCTATCTGTCTAGCATGAATAGCATTAGCTTTCAGTGCCTCATCTGTCCTTGCAAAGCCACCTGTCCTAGCAAACTTATCTCCCATGTCTAGTACAACTATGTCAGGCTTGTATGCCTTACAGATACTTTCAACCCATGCCATGTCACGATTGGATGCATCCTTGATGTGTATGTTCTTCTTAACAGGCTCATACAATTCTCTTGCCTTACTTGGGTCTTTCTTTATCTGATGCATTGTCATACCTGTAGCTGATGTTAAGTATCTAGCACCAACTCTATGGGCAGACTCTTCGTTACATAGTATGATACACTTAGCACCTTGATGTGCAAAGCCACTAGGACTAGCAATCAATGATGCATGAAAGGATGTCTTACCTGTATTAGGTCTAGCACCTACTTCAATTAAGTGTCCTGAATTTACACCCTCTACCTTTCTAGTTAGGCAAGGTATATTAAATGTCCATCTAGCTTCCAAGTCATTCCTCTCTAACAATGTTTCAATACTTATGTCATCCCATTCTATCTTTAGATTGGGAGTAAAATCATCAGCATATAACTCAAGAACATTTCTAAGAGGTTCAAGTGTGGATTTAGTACCATTAACATAGTCAAAGCCAAGATTAGCAATATCTTCGCCAACAACCTGTTGAAACAATTTAGATAATACTTCCTGTGCGATATCACTACCAAGTGGCAACTCCCTTTTTACTTGTTTAAACAAACTAGAGTATGCTTGTTTCTGTGCAGTAGTCATTGATGGATTGTTAGACATAAACAATGCTTCAATCTCATCAGGTGTTACTGTTCTTTCATATCTGTCCATAGCACTATCTATGGCAGTCTTAATCTTTCTTACGTCTTTACTAAACAGTCTATCAGGACACTTAGCACCTCTATGCTCGTTATAGAACTCCTTGTCCATAAGACTTCTTATTAATGATAATTCCATGTTGGTTACTCCTTTGGGGTTATTTCATTTAGTTTATCAAAATCTTCTGCTCTCCTGTATTTTAAATCGTCTGTTACTCGTAGCACTTTTACATCATTCACATAACCTCTCAGTTCTTTTGCAAATGCTAGTGTTTTGGGTACTGCATCAGGGTCTAGTGCTATTATAGCAGTTGAGAATTGTGAAAGGTATCTCTTGTGTGATTCAGCTAATGACGTACCCAACACTGCTACCCCTGCATATACTTCACTGCCTACTGCGATAGCACTAACACAATCCTCAACAACTACTGCCACCCTACCACAACCATAAACAAAAGGCAAGTTATTTTTTCCATACCTTTTCCACTTGGGTAGTTTTTTCCCTAGTGACCTACCTGTTGCATCAACCATTTTACCATCATGTACAATAGGAAACACTATCCTATCTTCTTTAACATCATAGAATATTTCTATATTAGTTATATCAATACCCCACTTGTTACACCATGATAAAACATTAGGTCTGTCATTGTGTTGTACAACATAATCAGGTAACACAAAATCATTTATGTTATCATCTACAACACTAGGGTCAATGGCATCTCTTATGTCATCCACTGATAAGTGAATACGTGCTGAACCTGATATACTACAAGATATTTTATAACAGTTCCATAGTAACTGACCCATATTATTTGTAGCAGTAAATGTTTTATAGCCATTACAATTAGGACAATTAAATCTTTTACTCTCTCCTACACTTAACTGTAAGTCACTTACATAATTATATATATTCATGTATAATATACCACTTATATGTTATATAGTTCTTTGTTCGGCACGTTATCTGTGCTTGTATCATACTTTTTCCTACTTGTCAATAAAAAATTAATAGCTTCATTTAAATTATCTACACTATCTTTGAACAAACCTAATCCATGATTACATTTTGAACATAATAATCCTCTAACTTTTCCTGTTGTATGACAGTGGTCAACATTTGCCACCACATCATCAAATGATATTTTACAGATAGCACAATTATTACTCTGTTGTTTTTTAAGTTCATGGTAATCCTCTAATGTAATACCAAAACGATGCTTCAACTGTCTGTTCTTTTCAAGGTCAGGTCGCAGTTTACGATATCGTCTAAGATATTCATTTCTTTTAGATTTGTTTTCCTCTAACCATTTTATACCCTTTTGTCTAGCACAAACCTTACACGCTGAAGTACGTTTATCTAATGCTCTTCTCTCTATATAAAACTCTGATAGCATCTTCTCTTGTTTACATTGTGTACATACTTTGGTTTCATGCATTAGAGATTCCTTTCATATTACTTTGTCGCATTGTCAATGCATTTTTTGCAGAGTCCAAAGTATTTTTCATGTAAGGTTTCACAGATTGTGGATTTGCATGACCTGTGACAGACATTATCTGACCCATAGATACACCTGCTTCAACCATTTCT